TGAACATCTTTAGTACACTCTCTAAGTAACATACATCCCATAGCATCCATGGTGTACCAACCCTTGACTTGAGGTTCTGCACTGACAGGCAGCGACATTCCCAAAAGCAAACCTGCAATAATAAAACTTTTCATAATTAAATTAGCGAAATTGATTTTGACCAGTGCCAGAAGTCCAACCACCAGGACCAGACTGGAAGTTCTCAGAACCACCAGGAGGATCAAGTTGAACGGTTGTTGATTGATTTTTAGTTGCCATATTATACATCACTTCGTGAATGTTTTCAGGCTCTTTGGTTGGAGGTTTGTTTGCCTCTTCCCTTTCACGTGCTACTTCTAGCATTTCTTCATGTTTCATTTGTAATTCAGTCTTTACAGGTTCATTAAACCAAGGATCTGGTTCACTAATTACTGGAGCAGGAACACCAGTATATCCAGCGAAATGGCGCTTAGCATCATTTGTAAATGTTTCTGCATCATCTTCTGCTGTCCAAGTACAAGCAAGTGGTGTTTCACTTGTAGGAGGAACTGGTTTTTCTTTCTTGAAGACATTCAATGTCTTCTTTACCATATTAGAAAATCTTCCCATTTTAGCTCCAGATAAGTTTCTCTAAGTAATTATACGCATAATAAGTTCTACTCCCATGGATACCCCATCCTAACCACGAATATGCATGATGCATATAGTATTTAATAGAGTAACCTTCCTGTTTTAAATATGGTTCATAAGAAATCCATTCAGGTTCGTTTACCATATAACGGAGTTGAGTTTCAATGGAAGAAGGACTACCACCATACTTTTCAGAGAATGCTCCCAGACCATAATAGCGCTGTGGCGTCGTCCATTGAATCAACCCATATCCACCACTGTAGCAACCTCTATAAGGAACGATAGCGCCACCTTCGCAGATGTTGGGGGTGAATTTAGATTCTTGTTTAATATTGCCTAATACAACAGAAAGAGCATTCTTATCTACAATACCTCTTGCTTGCAAGAATTTTAGAGTTTTCTTCTCATTCTCATTGCAAGTAGGGCATTGCCACTCTTTTTTTACTTCTACAATTTTTTCTTCTTTGATTTCTGGAGGTGCTTCTACAGGAGGAGGAATTAATCCTGATATTTCAAAAATAGAAATTCCAGTAATAGTAGCAAGAGTTGAAATAATCATGTTATTAAGATTCAAGGTCAAAATTACTATCTCCTAAGTATTCGAGCGAAAAAATGTCATGGTCTGCAATATTAGGATTTAACCATTCACTGAATTCACTTTGAATTGCATAAGCATCCTCAATTTCACCTTCAGCAAGAAAGTGAATGCGATCTACTGCCCAGTCATGGTTCTTCCGTAGAGTGTCTTCCAAAGTTTCCATAATCTTTTCGCATGTAGCGCCCGAGAATATTGCTATTATAATACGCTGGGTCTCCGTTGTCAAGAGCCTCACTTAAGACATTATTGAGAAAGAGTTGTTTGGTTTCTTCGTAGTTGCAAGTTCCTTTCGTTTTATGGAGACTTAAGATTTCTCTACTGAAGATCTCTTTTCCATACTTTTTAATATCTGCTTTAAGTTCTTCAGAACTTCCGTAGTATTTCTTCCAGTCACTCTCAGATGTAACTCTTCTGCGTCTTTTGTTCGTACCATCAGATCTAGGCTTTCTTCTAGATTGGAAATACTTTCTACCGATGTATTTTCTACCGGTGGTCGTGTTAGTAATGCAATACACGAAACCGTAGTAATCCCCAATATCGCAAGTGTCGAATAGTTTTCCCTCAAAAATCCAAGGATTTTCATAACTCATATTAAAGAATCTTATGAGCTATTATTTATCCTTCAAACCGGACAAAGCTAGTCTACACAAAAAAAGGGGGTCTGTCAACCCCCAAATAATTCGTTATTGAAACCGTTATCAACCCTTCTGTGTGCCCTCACAGATGTTTTTGATGGTGTTTTGATCCATCTCCATCATGATGTAATGTGCCTCTTCTACGGTCTCTGCGTGCCCTCCAGAGAGGAGATATTCAAGCACTATATCATAGGATTCAGGAATGCCATCTCCTCTCTTAACTCCCGCCAGAGCAGCGCCAAGGTTTGTTCCCTTAAGATCACCAACTGGCGTTGACTTAGATTTTCTCTTATTTGCTAAACTTTGATTATTTCTTTGAACTTTAGTAAGTCCTCTTGTTCCAATATCCATTGCACTCCTACGAACTCCAGTAGTAGGTTTTGGAGTTGGAGTTGGAGTTGCAGATGCAGCTGGTTGATCTACAGATCTTCCAGCAGATGAAGACTTAAGACGACCAGCAAGATCTGGATTTGCTTTTGCCCAAGCAGCCATATTTGCTGCTCTAGAACCATAATCACGAATCTTTGGTGGGGCAGTGACTTTTGGTTGTTGAGGTTGTGCTTGTGGCATAGGTCTTGCAGCAACCACAGGTTCTGCTGCTTTGGGAGGTTCTGCCGCTTTGACACGCTGATCATCTGTTCTTGCAGCATTATCACGCTTAATCTGCGCTTCAAGTTCATTTCTCCTCGCAGATCCCTTAGGAGAAATATTAAAAGCTCCTGCAGGAGCAGTATTATTTTCTGCTTCTTTCCTCCTCTTCTGCTGATTCTCAAATTCTCTTCTCGATGCTGCATTCCTAATGGCATCAATATAATTACCAACAAAATTCAAACCAGAAGATGGTTTTGTTACTGGTGGATACCATTTTTGCTGATTATTAGATCCTTGTTCTGCTTTTGTTGGTTTTTGTTGTGCTGATGGTTGTTGTGCTGGCTGCTTTTGTTGTGCTGATGGTTGTTGTGCTGCCTGCTTTTGTTGTGCTGCCTGCTTTTGTTGTGCTGCATTAATTTTCTTTTTTTCATCCTTACTCAGAAATGGACCTCTAGGAACCCAACCAGGGAGATTCTCAACTAAGTCAGGGAGATACTCAACTTCAGTTTCAGAATCTACAACCTCTTCAACTGCTGCTTCTTCTTCTACAGGAGCAGGAGCATACATTGACTTGTATGCATCATTTAGTTCACGGAATTTCTTAGTGCTAAAGTCAGTCATGTCTATTGATACTTTTTAGATATTTATAAAAAAAGAGGGGTCTATGACCCCTCTCTCTTAATCGGGAATATCCCCGTATGCTTCATAAGCATTATAATCTCCAAATAAGTATGAATCTGTTTTCGCAGCTTCCTTATAAGTTTCTTCATAACCATCATAATCACCAAATGCTAGGTGATCGAACGTGGCTACTTTCTTTGTTCCCCAAGTATGATCATCGGGGAGTGGTTCAGTACCATACTCCCACGTATCATAATCATCTTCGTTTCTAGGATCAGAGACTGAATCCTGAGAATGTGTCTGATTTGACATCTTGCTTGATTCCTCCAACGATGTAGGACTCTACTTCTGTTTCTTGTGGTGCCACTTGTAGACCTTTGGAAGAAATCCAATGTTCGGTCCATGGAAGTGGATTATTCTTGGCAGGTATATCAAAAATAGGTTTCATTCCAATCGCTTTCATACGACGATTAGCAATCCACTCAACATATTGCTGAAGCAATTTGTCATTCAAACCAATCATAGATCCATCCTTGAACAGATATTCTGCCCAAAGTTTTTCTTGATTGACAGCATTTTCAAAGGTTTTGTAAACCCATGGTTGCTCTTCTTGTGCAATTTTCTTCATCTCTGGATCATCACCATTCATCCAATTTTTAAGAATGTTCTGGGTGATTACCAGATGCTGATTTTCATCACGGGCAATTAACCCGATGATTTTTGCACTTCCTTCCATAAGCTTGAGTTCGCCAAATGCAAAACTGCAAGCGAATGATACGTAAAAGCGAATACCTTCAAGAATATTAACGTTTGCAACTGCTCTATAGAGTTTGCGCTTGAGTTCATAGCGTGCGTCTTTGGCATAGGGTACTTGTTCTAATGCATGTAACCATTCATCAGAATTTCCATACTGTTGAGCAGAATTAATAAAATCGTTATAAGCGTCTGTGACGCTATAAGCACGTTCCAAAATACGCTCATCACTCAAAATAGTATCAAACACATCCGCAGGATCTGAGTATACATTTTTGATGATGTAAGTATAAGAACGGCTATGGATCATTTCCATGAACTCCCACACCTTCATACACGCTTCCAATTCAGGAAGTGAGCAATATGGAGCAAATGCCATACCAGGACCACGACCCTGTACAGAATCGAGCATAACCTGATACTTCAGGTTGCTGGTGAAGATGTGCTTTTGTTCTGGACGCAACATATGATAATCGCTGCGATCCTTTTGGAGGGAAACCTCTTCAGGTCTCCAGAAATATCCTAGTTGTTGGGTTGTGAGTTTTTCAAAAATGGGATACTTGTAAGAATCATACCTTTGAACTCCTAGTGGTTGACCAAAGAACATTGGTTGTTTTTTAGTGTCTACTTCTTGTGAATTAAATACCGTCATTGAATTCACGACTTTATTATCCATACTACCGTTAGTTTTAAATCTTACAAGACTCACAATCTTCCTCCTGAGCGTTTTCTAATTGGGACATTAAAGTTTCAAGAGACTCTTTGGTTTCTTCAACTTCATCAGTCTTAATGTCGTAGGTGTTTTGATAGTAAGAAGTCTTCCAACCATATTTGTATGTGGTTAGAAGATCCTGTGCCATGACTGATACTGGCACTTCATTATCAGGGTAATTCTGGGGATTATAACTCCAGTTACCACTGATAGCCTGGTCAAAGAATTTTTGCATTACGGCGACGATCTTAATATAACCCGCATTAGATTCCATATCCCAGAGAAGGGTATAGTTATTTTTGAGGGATTGATACTGCGGAACAATTTGCTTAAGTGGTCCTTTCTTTGACTTTTTAATGGACAAGTACCCTCTAGGTGGCTCGATTCCATTTGTGGCATTTGACACAACGGAACTGCTCTCTGAAGGCATCTGTGCGGACAACGTGCTGTTCCTGACTCCATGTTCAAGTACTTGTGCTCGAAGACCCTCCCAATCGTAGTGAAGCTCATTTGGAACTAATTCATCCACATCCTTCTTATATGTATCAATGGGTAAAATTCCATTTCCGTATTTTGTTCGGCTGCTATACGCACAAGCACCTTTCTCTTTTGCCAAATTTACGGTTGCCTGGATGAGATAATACTGGAATGCCTCAGTGAGGTTATGAACCAGTTTCCATGCCTCAGGATCGTCGTAAGAGACGCCATTCTTGGCAAGATAGTGTGCAAGACCAATATATCCTATTCCAAGCGATCTACGGGAGCGTGTGGCAATCTCGGCAGCTTTGATGGGGTATCCCTGAAAATCAATAAGTTCATCAAGAGACCGAACTGCAAGATCGCTAAGGACATTAAGATCGTCCAGATCCCGTATCTTGCCAATGTTAATAGCACTAAGAATACAAAGAGCAATTTCACCATCGGGATCATCAAT